GATTAGTAACCCTTATACCTATTTAGGCTATAGTTTGGTCAGTGCTCACCACTCTATGGTTTGTTCGGCCGGACATTTATAATGGCTATTATGATAATATTTACGCATCGTTTTGTCAGGGGGGACCCCCCTTTTCTTCTTTCCTTTCAGCTTCTTAATAACACCTTAGGAAATCAATAAACTCTAATCTTTATGAAAGAGACTCGCCTTCCTACCATTTCTTTAAATGGTGCTCCGCCCCGTAAGCAATCCTCAATGAACCTTGATGCCCTATATTCTTCTCTTCTCCTAATATTGAATAACCATCCTTGTCCTGGCTCAGTTGACCTAATACCCTATCTTACTCAGTATCATAACTCCATAGTCGCTCGTCTTGGTATCAATCCTACACTTCTTATAGCAAATATGAAACGTGATCAGATTTGGTTCACATCATATCTGCGTGGTATCCGTCTACCCCAGGGCGAATACAAGCTCTCTTCATGGAATTCTGTTCTCTCTTGTCCTGCCAATTTGGAAGGTTTTGTTCGTTGGCATATGTCCTTTTGTACTAAAATAACTCCTTCAGATGTCAAGAATGGTCTTTATCAGTACGATTATGATCGTATGATACAGGTCATTTATGCTATCTTGTCCGGTCATCGTGTAATAGTTGTCCCAACTAAGCCTAATTACTCTACTATCACTGACTTACCACCCTTGTGGATACAAGATCTTGATTCACCTGTTCCTGGCACTCCTGATTCTGGACTCGAAACCGCAGAGTCAGAGTCCACAGATACTCCAACTCTATCGTCAGATCCAATATCTTCTCCTATTCCTGAAGGGGTCTCTCTTCCTATTGGGTCTTCACGACCTGAGTCTACTACAGACCGTGCTCGACGAGTCTCAAAGATTACGGAGGCTACCGCTCCATATCTCCATAGATCTATTTCTTCGGGCTCTTCGCCTACTTCAATGTCTACTTCATGGGATCTCACTCTATCAGGTCTTACTACTAGTATTCGTGGTGCTCTAAACTCACTGGGTCTTAGTTCTGATCATTTTCTGGACATTTATAGAGAGCGTTGTGCCTCCTTCAAGTTTGCTATCATCACGTCTGCCGGACCGAATGGGCAGGCCACTTGGTCTGCTCATGAGGACGCTCTTGCTATTGCTAACTCACGTATATTATCTCTGGCCTTTAGGGTCTTTGCTCGTCGGTCTGGGCTTGAACTTATCATTGATCATCTATGGCTAGTTGCTAAAGCTCCGGAAACATTATCTTCTGCACGTGGTGCACATCCTATCCCTGGTCGTCTTCATGTTATCGAAGAGTGGGGTGGTAAAGCCCGTATTGTTGCTATCCTTGATTATTGGACTCAGGCTATCCTAACTCCTTTACATGATACTCTTTTCTCTATTATCAAGTTATGGCCTGAAGATGGTACTTTCGATCAGGAAGCTATCATTAATAGGGTCAAGGCTTGGGTCTCAAATCCTGAGATCAAAGTTTATTCATTTGATCTTTCTGCTGCCACTGACCGTTTACCTAT